AGCAACTTGAGAAAGATTCAGCCTACAACCAGTTTGATACCGATCATGATGGTGTAGTCACCGATGCTGAGTTGGCTAGATCAGAGCGCATGATTCTCATTGAGAACATGGACAAGATGGCTGACCAGCAGCGGGTTATGGCTTGGGCGGCTTTAGGCGCACCCCCTGTTTTAATTGCATTCCTTGCTTCTGCTTGGGTGACGTTAGAAAAAGTTAATGCCTTGGCAGGACTTACCACTACTTACTGTGCGGCTATGGGGACTATTGTGGTTGCGTTTATGGCTGCTCAAGCCTATGTTCGTGGAAAGACAGGCGAATGAGTCTATTCAATCCTTGGGTGCTGTTGAGCATCTTGATGGCAGTAGTTGGTGCTTTTGGTAGCGGTTATTACAAGGGTGGCGAGGATGAGAATGCTCGTCAACAACTTGAGATTGCTGCCCTTAATGCTGAAGCTAGGGTAAAGGAACAAGCCCTTATAACTGTTGTTCAGACCCAATCCACCAAACTTCAAAAGGCAAATCAAGATGCAAAACTTGCTCAACAAAAGCGTAATGCTGACATTGACTCTGGCGCTTTGCGGTTGCGGCTCCCTGTCAAAGCCCCCGTCTGCCCCGTACAAGCCGCCACAGATACCCCCGTTGCCAGCGGAGATAGCGTTCAAACAAGTGCCGAACTTGACGGAGAGACTGCTAAATCTCTTGTCGCCATCACAGACGATGGAGACAAAGCCATCAGGCAACTGAATGCTTGCATTGATGCTTACAACACTGTTTATGAAACATTGAACAAATCACGTTAAGATTCATGCTGTTGTCATTGATTTAGTTTAATTTCAGGCAACTTCACTGGAGTTGTCATGCCAAAACCTGTTTACAGCGATGAAGAATTCATTGAGCTTTGGAGAACATACGAATCGGGTTCTGTCATGGCAAAAGCCATTGATATGGATTTGCGTAGTATTCTTAGGCGCAAAAATGCTATAGAACTTAGGTATGGCGAAAATCTTAAGTCAAAGAACAATCCCACCCAAACTGTAAAATTAAATGCAGCTAGGAAAGAACTAGGGATTGAGAATGGCGTTGTTCTGGTGTTTAGTGATGCTCACTTCTGGCCTAGTGTCCATACAACAGCGTATAAGGGTCTTCTTTGGGCGATTAAAGAGTTTCAACCCAAGGCTGTCATTGCCAATGGAGATGTATTTGATGGCGCTAGTATTAGCCGTTTTCCTCGTATTGGATGGGATTCAACGCCATCGGTGATACAAGAGTTAAAAGCCTGTGAAATAGCCCTTGGTGAGATTGAGGAAGCCGCCAAGAAAGCTAGACACAATGTAAACCTAGTGTGGACATTGGGTAACCATGATGCAAGGTTTGAGAACCGCCTAGCTGCCAATGCACCTCAGTATGAGTATGTTAAAGGGTTTTCCCTGAAAGACCATTTCCCTGCTTGGCATCCCTGTTGGTCTTGCTGGCCTACAGAGGAAGTAGTTGTCAAGCACCGTTGGAAGGGTGGAATTCATGCTACTCACAATAACACGGTCGGTGCGGGGGTCTCAATTTGTACGGGGCATTTGCACAGCTTAAAGGTAACGCCCTTTGCAGACTATAACGGCAATAGGTTTGGTGTCGATACTGGAACGCTGGCAGAAACTAATGGGCCTCAGTTTGTCAATTATCTTGAGGATTCGCCTACCAACTGGAGATCAGGGTTTGCTGTACTGACATTTCATAATGGGAAATTGTTATGGCCTGAGTTAGTGCATAAATGGGGTGAGGGACAAATAGAATTTAGGGGTAAGGTATATGACGTATGACCTTGTGGCTTATCTGAGATCAGAAATCAAAGAACTTCATCATATTTTGCATGAAACGCAGCTTGCTTTGGCACAGGCAAATGACAGACTAGCACGCCGTTCTGAACCTTTAACTGAGGAGCGTGTATATACCTTGTATAGACGTAGCTTGGATTGGCGGCAGTTGGCTAGAGACATAGAAGCAGAACACGATATTGAATAAAAAAAGGGGAGTCCTAAGACCCCCCTGTGAGTAACAACTGCACCTAAATTATGCCACACGTTCCCACACAATACCATCTTCGTCTTCTACGATCTCTCCGATTTCGTATTCTTCGGCTTCTTCGTACTCGTCGCCTTCGTCTTCTTCGTCAGCTTCTTCATCGCACTGATATTCGTAGTCTTCGGTAACGTCATAGTCAACGCACCAGTCGTGGTTTTTTTGGAATTCGATGAATTCCTGAATGATTGCAATCTTGTCGAACTCCATTGTCTCAACAGTCACCTTGTCTGAACCAAAATCCCAATCTGCAATGTCAATCTCAATCTTGTACATGATGTTCCCCTTGTTATGGCATGATCGCCAAGTAAAATGCTATCCTCAATTTGTGACAGACACCAGCAATAATCCATCAATTTTTACAACGAAAGGTTAAAGAAATGAACTTATCAGCCAATTTTTCTTTGAAAGAACTAACGAAATCTGACACTGCTACCCGCCTTGGGATTGATAACACGCCAGATGATGAAGCCATTGACAATCTAAAGACTTTGTGCGACAAGGTGCTTCAGCCTGTTCGTGACCACTTTGGTAAGACTGTTACTGTGAATTCTGCCTATCGTAGCCCTGAAGCCAATGGTGCTGTTGGCGGCTCTAAGACTTCAGACCATTGCAAGGGTCAAGCAGCCGATATTGAGATTGCTGGCATTGCCAATGCTGATTTAGCTCAGTGGATTATGGATAATTTGGACTATACACAACTAATCCTTGAATTCTACACACAGGGTATACCCGACTCTGGTTGGGTTCATGTGTCCTATGACCCTAATAACCTCAAGAAGCAGGAATTGACTGCTGTTAAGGTGGCAGGGAAGACCCAGTATCTGAATGGACTACAGGCTTGATTTGAGTCTTACAGAAGTGTTTGGGGACAAGGTGTTCAAAGAAGATCACCTCCCCGCACTTCTCACATAGCCATGCTTCACCTTGGTCTATCGTGGTTACTTTGTTCCCACGTTGACCATTACGTTTGCCATAAAAGGTTCGTATCTTGCGAATCATTTGCCAAGTTTAGCCTTTGAATAGATATAAAAATCTTTCTTTTCAGTCAAGGCAATACGCTCTCGTGCGTTCTTACCAAAGGCTTGACCAGCAGCAAATTGCCTTAGTTCTTTGTCTCTTGTCCAAATACTAGGCTGTCCTTTCCAATCAAATACGCTCTTTTCTTTTGTCATTTCTTCATGCTTTCAATGTAAATAGCCAAACCATCAATGGTGTCTTTGCCAAAGCTAGTTAGCTTTCTAACCTCTCTAGAAACTTCCTCAATGACATTATTGCGTAGTTCATCATAGAACTCTTGTGCAGACTTGGGCTTGAGAAAGTTTGCTTTGACAGACTCTTGGCGTTGCTTGGCTCGTCTTTCAATCTCGTTAAATGCTTCATCTTCTTCAGTCATTGTCGGCCTCGTTTTGTAGTAAATAAAGTGTCCAAATAAGGATGACCCCAAATGCAATCACGACAAATGCACCAAAAGCCATTAACGTAACAGTTACAAGTACATCCCACATTAGACTGCTCTCCATTCACGCTCATTGCGCCCTGCTGAAGACTTTACTGTTCTGCCTGTCAACTCAATCAGGTTCATCTTCTGCAACTCGTTTAAACGCCTTGCAACCTGATTTCCCTCTAACCCGCTATGTCTAGCTATCCCATCTTTTCCAAGCGAGCCATGAGCCTTTAAACAGTCCACAATGGTACTGAAATGCTTGGCAGCCAAGTCTTTGGCAGCATCAGCGGCTTCATAGCTGGTTACTGGGTCGATACATCTGACCCGATTGAATATTGGTAAATCAAAGAATCGTTTCACTTCACCACCAAAATGTTTTTCATCTAACAAACTCATCATCAACTCCTATTAAGTTAGTGTGTACTTACTTACAAATGCAGTCTCTCCCGCTGTCACCACTTCTGTATATTCACCCTGCGGTTGGCTGTTTGGACTAATTTACAACTCAAATCTTACTATGGGGAAGCTGTAAATCGCACATATACAAGATGTATGTGTTTATCCCCATAAATTTAGAAAGGTAAATCTTCATCCATGTCTTCAATGGAAGACTTCTTCTTTGGTGAGGAAGTGTTAGCTTCTTCTTTGGGGCTTACTGCAAGACCCATAAATTTGCCTGTTTTCCCCTCTTTAATCCAAGCCGATAGCCAATAGGGTTGACCATCAACTGTGATGTTGCCTTTATAGTCAGGTTGGTTGCCTGTTTCCTTCTTGTCGTTCTTAAACAAGACACCTGAGTTATCACGCTGTTCCATATTTAAACCTTTATTTCATTGAGTTTTTTAACTTTGTCATCCACTTCTAAGAGAAACTGGATAACCTCTTTTTCGAGTTCTGCAATGTACATATCATTGCGCTCGATTCTTTTGATGAACAGTTGTAGGTGTTCAGGCATTCGTGGGTCAAAACTCACAAAGTCGCACCAACTTCTGTTCGCACACGCCATCTGCCATTGCATTTGGTCGTAATACTTCTTTGCTGGTTCGTCACCAAGTAATGTTTCGATATGGGTTGCTGTATTGGGACACTTGATCTCTAAACACCCATCATCACCCACCAAGCCATCAGGAGAGGCAGCAGACATGGTAATGCGTGGATGGTCAATAGCACCTACCTGATCTACCATATTGCCTGATTTAGACTCGTATGCGGCACGAGCAAAGGTTTCATTCTCAATACCCCATTCCATAGCCGCATTGGTGTATGACTCTGCTACTTGGTTTGTCATACGCTCGACTACCAGTTGCGCCATGTAGTTGGTTCTGCTGGTGCTGTAGCCTGTTTTTGTCTTGGCAACAATGTCGGATATGCGAGATGCAGTTGCTTTGCCACAACGCTGTGCAAACCATTCTGGCGAGAGTTGTTCAATATCGCTCATTCTTCCCTCGCTTTCATCATAAAGTCTGCCATTTGATAACTGTTTTTGGCTACAACATCATCATCACAGTCTTCCAGTTTGTGATTAGTTAAAACTGCTTGCATAGCTTTTGCCGCAAAGTAGTCACGCAATGTCATGCCAGAACCTTGTTCGTCAACAAGTAGGTCATATATACCATCTTCTTCTTGAAGCGAATATATTGGGTGTTGCGGGAAAGCTGAACCGCCTTCATCTTTAATCATTTCAATGCTCCTTTACGCTTTTCTTTGGCATCAATCACTTTCTTTTGCCAATTTTTATCACCAGCGCAAGCAGCGTAAGCAGTGCCGTATACATCTTTTAATTCCTCTAAAGTTGATGCAGCTTCAATAGCCGCCAAGTGGTCAATCATCATTCCTACATTTACATCTGACTCTGACTCACCTTCAGGCAAATCTTCTCCAGCATAGATGTACAGACCCAAGCCATGCAACGACAAAGCCTTGGTCATGCAACGCATGATGGCTGTATTGATTGCAAATGCGTCAGGGTTAGGTATAGCTTTATTGCGATAATCCATTACTGGAAGTTGGCAAGTCATTGGCTTGCCAAACATAGTAACTGTGACGAACACCATTGCTGTGCCGTTGATGTCCATGAAGCACTTGTCGCCAAACATCTCTACCTTGTAGATGGCTGTAGGGTCTGCCTTTAGTGCTTCAGCCCATGCCCAAGCCCATGAGAGATAGGTTAGGTTGGCTTTCTTCTCGGTATGCTCATTGACGTTCTTGTTGAGCAACATTAACACCTGTTCTTGATTCATATTTAATCCTGTTTAAATTTTTGAAATGTTTTAAAAATGTCTGTGTTCATTGAGTTCGTGTAGACAAACTCAGATTTCCAATCAATTAGTCTTTTTGTCGGGTACACCTTTCTGTAAGTTAAAGATTGTTTGGGCAATAGAGAATTGGGTATCAAAGTCAAAGTAGCGTAATCTGAACCAATTTCCTGATTGGTCGCAGCAGTCAATTTCATCGCCTTTAGGTTTCGTACAAAACGGGCAAAAAAGTTCATCTTGGTTTTCCTCAATGATGGCAGCAATAGTGTGTTTAAGTCTCATCTTTGTTTCCCCTGTAATCGTTTTTGAGCCACAAGGTTCTGAGCATACGCAGTTCATCATCAGCGTCAATAGATGGGGTCTTGATGCTTTCGTACAGGGCAAGTTCAGCCCTGCGTTGCATCTTGTTTTCTATGCGTTCTTTGATGAAGTATTGGGCATACTCCCAATCGTCTGATTTGATGGCAAGAGGGATAGCTACAGAGCCTTGGATGGCATCCATGATGTCATCATCATTTAGTTCTTGGTAGGCTTCCCAAAGAGCTTTGTTAGATGCTGTCACGGCTAAACTCCTCAATCTGTTCTTCAATTGATTTGCACTCCTTGCTGGACAGGTCATCTGTAATGTCAATTCGTTGGCTGCCTACCTGTAAGTAGACTACCCAATTGAATTTGTTGTAAACACCATCGTTGGGAGAGTATTCGGGGTCTTCTTCCCATTCAACCCATGTCTTGATCTCTATGTCAAGATCGTAAAGTTCTATATCGAATTCCATGTTGAAGCCTTTCAATGTGTTGATAATGTTTAAACAGCTTTAGATGACCACAATATTGTTTTATTGATTTCAGCAAAAAATTGATCTTTGTCAATTACCCAATCTGCACCAACCCAGTCCCCAGGCTTTTTTTTGCCACACGCAAAATAAAAATCACCTATTGCATATATGGGTTGTTTTGTACGAGTTGACTGATACCGATACTCTGATAATTCATTTTGGTCAATGCCCAAAGTGCTTGCAATAATTCCTAATGTTTTCATATGTTCACGCCTTTCAAATGTTGGTAGAGAAGTCGTAGTGTTACACAGATTGTAGTGTTGTACACTAGGATAAACCCTAATTGTGGTTTATGTTAAACACTACACAATCACGCCTCTATGCCACGCCCTAAAACTGAAATGACCAAAAGTGGCAAGACCATTGCCGTAAGAGCCACCATGAGTGAGTGGAATGAATTTAGACGACTTGGAGGGACTAAATGGTTACGACAACTTTTAGCAAAGTCAATTGAAAAACAGAAGAAAACAGTATAATGATTTGAAACGTGGCTAGGGAATGCAACCCGAAAAGACGATTCGTTACCGTCCTGCCAATGTTTCATTTGTAACGACAACCGACAACGTGAGGTTTATCATGAAACTTATACCCAAAAATTGGGCTGTATTCCAGCACTATAAAGATCGTAATCCACCTTGGATAAAACTCCATCGTGAGACTTTAAACGACAGAACATTTATGACCTTGCCTATCGCTAGCAAGGCGCTAGCACCATTGATGTGGTTGCTAGCATCAGAGTCCAAAAATGGTGTTTTTGATGGTTCAGTCGATGACCTCATGTTTAGACTGCATATAACCAAGAAGGAATACGATGATGGTGTTAAGCCATTGATTGATAAGGGATTCTTTGAGATTGCTAGCGGAGTGCTAGCAGACTGTCAGCAAGATGCTAGACCAGAGACAGAGACAGAGACAGAGACAGAGACAAAGAGAGAGACAGAAGCAAAAAAGTCCACAAGAGGCTCACGCCTCTCTGCTGATTTTGTTTTGCCAACAGAATGGGCAGACTGGGCTAGACAGGAAAGACCCGATCTAGACTTGCGGAGCGTAGGAGAGCAGTTTAGAGACTACTGGAGCGCAAAAGCGGGTTCAGGCTCCACAAAGCTGGATTGGCAAGCAACATGGCGCAACTGGGTGAGAAATCAAAAGCAGGTGTTTAAACAGGCTGACATTGCTAGAACGACAGTACCATCAAGCTCATTGCGTGATCCTGCCCTTGCTAAACTTGATGAAGACATGAAGAATGCCAAGCCAAACCCTGAAATACTTGCCAAAATCAAAGAAGCATTGAAAGGAAAGGTGGCATGAATGAGTTGGCTCTTTTCGCAGGCGCTGGTGGTGGAATACTTGGGGGAAAACTTCTTGGATGGCGAACAGTCTGCGCCGTTGAGTGGGAACCCTACCCAGCAAGCGTACTTGCAGCTAGACAAAATGATGGACTTCTCCCGCCTTTCCCGATTTGGGATGACGTTCAAACCTTTGACGGAAAGCCTTGGGCAGGAATTGTTGACGTTGTATCTGGCGGATTTCCATGCCAAGACATCAGCGCAGCAGGAAAAGGCGCAGGAATTGATGGAGAACGATCAGGAATGTGGGGAGAAATGGCACGCATCATTTGTGAAGTACGACCCAAGTTCGTCTTTGTGGAAAACTCACCAATGCTCACTTCTAGGGGACTTGGAAGAGTTCTCGGAGACTTGGCCTCAATGGGGTTTGATGCAAGATGGGGAGTGTTGGGAGCAGCAGATGTTGGAGCAAGACATAAACGAAACAGAATTTGGATTGTGGCCCACTCCAACCACACCAACTGGCGGTGGAAATTTCGGGGGTTCAGGGGCTTACAAAAATGCAATCAAGAATGGCACTCACATTCCACATTCAATCAACCCGAACCTTTACGAATGGTTGATGGGGTGGCCGCTAGGGTGGACAGACTTAAAGCCATTGGAAATGGACAAGTCCCACTTTGTGCAGCAACCGCATGGAGAATCCTAAATGACTAGAGATGAAGCCAATCAACTGTTGGACAACCTAAAAGATGGCAAACCGCATCCGCAAATACTTATCAACAGAGCCCTTTTTGTATCAGGCGACCTTAGCGCATTTGATATGGATGGCGAAACAACCTGCTGCCAAGGAATATGCTTGGCATCGGGCGAAAGAATTGGATGCTGATTTGGAATGCTTGTGGGTCGGAATCAAAGACGATTTAGTCAAAAACATGAAGGAAATCAATGCTATACCTCGGAATTGATACTGGCGTTGCAAATGGCGCACTTGGGGCAATTAACCACAATGGCGAATACGTTGATTCATTCATGATTGACCACAAAGACAAGCACATACTTGCCCTTGTTTTTAAGAGTCGAATCCTATCCATTGTTGACCCTAGAGATGGCGCTGAAATCTGCATGGAACAAGTCCATTCAATGCCAAACCAAGGGGTAAGCAGCACCTTTGCATTCGGTAGGGCTGTTGGGGTCATAAGTGCAGTCTGTGAATTGACAAACTACCCTTTTCACCTTGTTACACCTCAGCGATGGAAAAAGCACTTTGGGTTGACCGCAGACAAAAATGAAGCCTTAGACCTTGCAAGGAAGCTATTCCCCAAGGCATCGTTAAAGCTGAAAAAGGACATTAACAGGGCTGAAGCCCTATTAATTGCTGAATATTGGAGACAAGCCAATGTCTGAGGTTGAAGACAAAAAAGGTGTAGTTATCAAGTTTGACCCTGTTGAATATGAGGCATTGAGAGCAATTGGTGACGGAAACCTAAGTGAAGGGTTCAGGGTTTGCCTTAGATGGGCAGTGCATTTCCATAGCATAGGTTTAAGGTCTGATGATGATTTAAATTACATTGGGCTTTGCACAGTGGCAGATTGACCCCTGCGAGGGCTTTAAAAGTGCCTTAAAGCGATTATTTAGGGCTTGGTAATAGCATGGTAGCAGTAGGCAAGAAAAAAGCCCCGAAGGGCTTATAATTTGTAAGTGTGTGCTAACTTAGTGAATTTCTTCTATTGTGAAAAATTGGGAAGATATAAACAGGGTTTCTGTTTGCCCTGTCTTGGTCATAAATTTTGACATTTCAATAATTGAGTCAAACTCAAAACCACCCAATTCGGCATCTTGAATCCATGCTTGCATTGCTTTTTGGTCAGGCTTACCAAATTTAGAGGTATCGGTTACCCATGATTCGATATAACAATAGCCAATTAAATTAATTGTTTTGATTGTCATTTTGAAACCTTTCGGAGAATGATTTTTAGAAGTATTGCAATTGTGGCGTAGATCATGCCATTTCTAAGATCAACAAAGCATTGGCCTTGCACTGCTCAACTTGGTCAAAATCAAGCCCTTGGGCTATGCTTTCAGCAAGGTCTGATGCTCTGGCAGCCTTTTCATCATTAGGCGCAGTAAGTGCCAATATAAGGGCTTGGGTTAGGGCTTGGGATTGTGTCATGCCATCACCTTTTGAAATTGCTTTATTTGCCATGCACAGGCATAGTGCCAAGTACCAAGTGCATCAATAACTGAAGTCAATTCGTAAACAGGGAATTCACTTAAATCTAATTTATTAATATGAGAAGATACGATTTTGGCAACTCTACTCTTTGAAATATCGCAAAACGTATTGTCGTAAGCCTCTACAAAAGCCTTTTGTTCGTCTAAAGTCATGGTTACACCTTTCAAAGTTAAAAAAACCCCTTGCCTACACTGTAAGCAAAGGGTAAGGGTTTCAATATTCGCTAGTCAACAAATGAGTCCATGCAGTGCCGTTATACATTGCATAAGTTTTTATTTCATCCATCGGAAAATCAGTTAAAGGAATATATTGAGTCATCCAGATTAGCCCATTGCCATCATCTAGGGTCAATTCGGCATCAGTTTCCCCAATTTTTTTCAGTGTGGCAACCACAAATTCAGTGTTTTCATTAAGCCCTTGTGTGCTCAAGTGAGAATCAATGGCATCAAATAGCCAATAGGCACTAGCTACTTCTGCCAAGTATTTGCAGCCATCTGTAAGCACTGATTTAGTAAGAGAATTCCATCTATAAAGGTTTTCTGACCCATAAAATTGGCTAAGATCAATTTCGGTTTTTGTTTCCATGTTTACACCTATAAAAAAACACAAGGAAAGCCCTTGCAAGCCCTTACATTGTCAAAATGCAAGCCAAAGCCCTAGTTCATAGGGCAATGGTTTACACTTTATGCGGTTTCAGTTTCCAGTGCTTTAACTGTAGGCTTTTTGCACCATGCGGGAATGCTAGGGTTTAGACAATTATCACGCATTGGCATAATAACCCCTACAAATAATTCAGTGCAATCAAGGGCAACAATGCCACTATCAGTGCCTCTTTGCATAATGGAAACTGTTACCCCTGTAGGCTTTTTAATGCCACTTAAATCACTAGCGCAATCAAAAAATGCCATAACATAATCGGGGTTGTAAGTGCTAGGTTTTATATCAGCATCATCTAATTTGCTAGGCAAAACTCTATCACAATGGGGAAAACTACCATCTAATGCTGAAAATTGCATTGTGGAATTATCGGGTTGAATCACTGTTATTTTTATTCCATCTACAGTGAAGTGTAGGGTTTCATTGCCCTGTTTAGCAGTGCCAAATAGGGTTTTCAGTGCATCATTAGGAATGATTACACTGTTTTCCCCATCTACAGGGGTTTCATCTAGCAGCAATCTACCTAGTACATGGCCATTTGTAGATTCTAGGTAAGTACCCCTTGCATTTTGAACAACATGGATACCACACAAATAATAACGAATGTCTTTAGTGGCACTGAATCTAGACAATGCTTTTAGTTGTTTGCGTTGAATTGAAAATTTCATGTTAAAGCCTTTTTAGTTGAAAATGCCTAGGAAAATGCCTAGGTTATAGGACACTGTAAACAATGCCCTATACCCTAGTTTTTAGCCCCAAATCCTTATAATTAGCATTAGACACGCAAACCCTGCAAGGCTTGCCCCTACTATGATTGTGTCGATTTTTTCCATTATGCTGCCTTATCTTCAGCATAAGCTGATTCAATACGCTCGTTTGTATCATCGCAATACAAGCCAGCATCTTCCCAATTAATATCGCACCCAATTACTTGCCAGCCATCATTTGAATCGTTTTCAATAGAATCAATGATTAGGTGTTGATTGTGCAAAGCTGATTTATAAGACAATGCTGCACCATCGGAAGTGACAAAATATCTAGGATAACCCCCAGGCCATACATAGGGTTCGCAAATGTCTTTTTTAAACTGTTGAACTGTATATTTCATTTTGAAGCCTTTGATTTGATTGATTGACGATTGATTGTGTGATAGTGTTAAACACTACACCATAGGGATAAACCCTAGTTATCGGTAAAAATATAATTGTGCATTTTGCACACAATCCCTAGGGTTTGCACCCCAATATTTTCTACCAGTA